CCTTTAGCGAACTCTAATTTTTTATTGTAATGTTCAATACTTCCATCGATTGCAGCTTCAGCCGATTCGATTGTTTCCCGTCTGGTTACATCATGCCAATCATCAGTAGGTTTGTTTTGAGCATCTAAGCTCTTGCATTCCGTTTGATAAAAGCCATTTGGTAATTGTACAATTCTCCAGTTTTTTTTGTCTGCAAAGAATTCCCAGGTTTTTCGGGTTTCTTCGGATATTCCTTCTGTACTATTATTCGAAAAGGAATAGGTTTTGTAATAAAATGTCATTGGTTTTGGTTTACGTTACTATAATTACGTGGTTTAATTATTTTCTAATGTTTGTACTCTTGCTTCTAATGCTACTATTTTTGTATTTAATTCTTGTATGGTTTTTACAAGTACTGCAAACTCCATACCTACTTTTAATGATTTACCATCTTCAAGCCCAGAAACTAGTTCACCTTGCTCTTCTAACGGAACTCCATTTTCATCATGAGTTTTATATATTCTAGTATCTCTAGTATCTACCCAAGAAGGAAATACAGACTCTACATCTTGAGCTATAAGGCCTATTTGTTTTTTATTGTCACCTATAAAGTTAAAGTTTTTAACATTTAATGAAAGTATATCATCTAGTTTAGATGTTGCATCAACTATGTTTTCTTTTGCTCTTCTATCTGAAACAATTGTTCCATAGCTACCATTTATATTTTTTATATCACCGTCATCCTCAAAATCAATCATGTTCTTCATATAACCGTCAGTGTGATACTGTCTAAACTTAACAGATAAACTACTAGATCCGGCATCTGGCACATCAAAAAGTATAGTACCAAGACTTTGATTATGTGATATTCTACTTACATTTAATGCGTTTATGTACCCGCCAAAAAATATACTACTACTATTATTATTTGCATCAGGGTCTACATACAGACTATTTGATGTAGAAGAGTTACCCTTAAGCTGTAACCCCCATGTGTATTGATTATTAGTTGGTTCATATCCGAACACATATTCTGGGTTGTGAGTGTGTCCTGAATGTATGTCGCTTGTTATTATATTAACCGGGCCGTCATGATTTTTTGCAGCTGTAAAAGAATTTGTGCTACCAGATAGCTTACCTATTGTAGCTTTTGTAACATCATCTGCGTTAAATAATATAGTCGGAGTATAAGTTGTAGACGTGCTACTAGATGTTGTATCATTTAAAATTAATACAGGAGAAGCATTATCTATTTCTATATTTCCTTGAGTACCTAACGTTGGAGTTGTTAAAGTACCTGTAAGAGTTATATTTCTAAATCCTGTTATATCTTTATTTGAATCAACAACTACACCTTTTGATGTAGATACTGTTCCAGCGGTAACACCATCTAAAACATTTAATTCAGCTGCTGTTGATGTAATTCCGTCTAAAGCAGTGTTAAATTCAGTAGATGTAACACCGGTATCATATAATGATTTAGCATAGTTAAGATCAGTTGCATCCCCGGTAAATCCGTCTAATTTATTTAATTCTGTAGTTGAAGATGTTATTCCGTCTAATATATTAAGCTCAGCTGCTGTTGTTGTTACAGCTGTTGAATCTATTTGTAATTTATCTTTTGCAATTTGTAAATTTCCTGACACACTAACATATGTGCTTGTTTCAGTATCATGACCTCCTAATTTAAGTATTTGTCTTGTAGTACTACCATTATATGAATGAAAAAACATTGTATTTGTACCATGATCATCCGCTCCACTTTGAATTAAAAAGTCAACTTCTCTGTTACCGTTACTATCATTCCAACCTATTGCTAACCCTTGGGTGATAGTAGGAGTATTTCCTCCTGCATTACCTTGTATTACAAAAAATCCATCTTTATACGTTAATGTACTTTCTCCTACTAAACTATCAGATCCACCTGCTGTAACTAATTCATATTGATTTCCACTTGATAAAAAATCTGAAACATCAACACTAAATGTTGTGCCAGCTAAATCTAATCCGCTACCCGCACTATATGTTGTATTGGTATCGGTTGCGGCTATAGTTAAATTGTTTGCATCAGTTGGTGTAAGAGTTATATTGCTACCAGCTACAAATTTAATATCTTGTGTGCCACTTGAGGCGCCAGACTTTGTAAGCCTTAATAAAGCATCACTGCTAGAATCTACAAAAGATGATGTAAAAACGTTTTGTGTGTTGGTGTCAGTAGATGCTATTGTTACTGTATCACTTGACGCGTTAGTGGTTAATGTAACATTCGATCCTGCTGCGAAAGTAAGTGTATCAGTATTTGAATCAGCAACTACATTGTCTTGCCCACTTACTGCTATTGTTTTAAATATATTTTGAGCTGAACCTTTATCTGTGTTTGTTACAGAAAATTCTAAATCATAAGGATCGCCATCGGTACCGTTATCTGTATCTGTCCAATTAATATCTATACTAGCGCCATCTCCCGTGCCCTCTGTAAATTTCCATTCTTTGGTATCAGATATTGTAACTTCTGTACCATCACCATCTTCAACTTGGAAAGATGTATTACCACCTACTGCGGCTATTGTTAACCCTGTATCACTGTTTCTAGTTACAGTTACATTAGCACCACCTGTTATAGTTAAGTCGTCATTTCCACTTTCAGATCCGCTAGCAGCTAATCTTATTACTGGGTCATCATCATCACCACTAGTTTGTTCAATACTTAAATCATATTTTGCACCATCATGTGCGTCAACATAAGCAGTTGTTGCAATTTTTGTACTATTATTACCTGAAGATTGAGTAACAGCTGTGGAAGTATCGGTAGCATGAATTATACCCGTTATTGTTTTATTAGTAATAGTTTGTGTTGCATCATGTAAAACTACAGTACCAGTTGCATCAGGCAAGGTTGCTGTTCTATCCGCCGATACTGTACCGGCTAACAGTGTTACCTCATGATCATTAGCAGCACTACCTTCAAATATAACACCGTTAGATGTGCTAACTGTTTGCACATTATTTGTAGTGGTTGTACCTGTTACAACTATATCACCTGGAAAAGTTGTTGTAGTACTACTATCACCTACAGTAAGAGTATTGCTAGTCATAGCACCATCAAGTGAAGATCTAACGTTACTCATATCAGTTACATCAGCATTGGTCTCTACACTATTTAATTTGGTATGATCAGCGTCTGTAAATGTATTTGAATCACTTGCCGCTTCTACCGCAGCTTTAATTTCATCATTAGTTTGATCAGCTGTAGCACTAGCTTCTATTCCATTGAGCTTAGTATGGTCTGTATCTGTAAATACGTTCGAATCTGTTGCTGCTTCTACGGCTGCACGTATTTCAGCGTTTGTTTGATCTGCAGTTGCGCTAGCCTCAATACCATCTAATTTAGTATGGTCTGCATCTGTGAATGCGTTTGTATCTGAGTTATTTTCGTAAGCTGTTTTAATTTCAGAATCTGATTGATCTGCTGTTGCGCTTGCTTCAATGCCGTTTAACTTAGTGTGATCCGCGTCGGTAAACACATTAGAGTCAGAAGCATTTTCTACAGCTGTCCTAATCTCGGTATCTGTTTGGTCCGCGGTTGCACTACTTTCTATACCGTCTAGTTTAGTTTTTAGTGTATTTGTAAAATCATTAGCGGTTGGAGTAAAAGTTACATCTGATGCGCTTTCTCTATTAAGTGTTAATGTTTGAGTACTTACACTTGCATTGGTTACATTATTTGCTTCTACTGAAATTGGAATTGATATAACTCCTGTTGAACTATTGTAGCTACCACCACCACCGCTTACAGATATTTTACCTCTTACTTCTGAATCACTTAGTTGTGTGTTGGGAGTTGTAACTGTACCGCCTAAAGAAATAGCGGCCCCATTAATTGTTATACTAGAATTAACTAGGTCTCCATTAGCAAGCTGTCCTGTTATTGACGATGCCCCTAAGTCTATAGCTAGCTCGTCACTTTCTCTAACAATACCTCCGTTTGATTTCAAATCTACCGCATCGGTAGCAACAGATCCTTGTACAAACTCTTTGATTGATGATAACGTAAAGTTTCTAGTAACGAATTGATCTACTCCGTTTACCGTTTCTGTAAATGCAGAACCTAGTAATTTATCTTTACTAGTTAATGAACCGTCTATTTGTTTGCCGCTTATTTTCATACTATTCTTTTTTTGTACCTTTACCTCTGTTGCCTCTGTTTTTTCTTACAGATGTGAATCGTTTTGTTTTATGATCGTAATCTTTACCTCTAAGGTTAATACCTTTCTTCTTAGCCGCTTTACGTAATCTTTGGTTCTCAGCTTTTTTCTTCCTTCTATCAGGAGTCATTGCGTATTTCTTGTCTCTTACCGCTTTGTTGGTTTTTGCTTTT